TTGCAGCTCCGATTGGTATGCGATGGATCGAGTAAGGTTTTGCAATACCATGTTTGTTCTGGCAAACACGCTGTTAACTATTCCCGTGAGTTGTTTTGACTCCGCCAATTCAGGCACTTCTAATCCAAGTTTTCCGATGATCGCTTGCTCATCTCGAATGCTCTCAAATCCCGCTTTCTTGAAGATTGTGCGCAATTCCTTTTCCGTGTAGCCTGAGAGCTTTGCAATTTTCCGCAATAAATCGCTGTATAACGCCTCGGAATATGCAAGCTCGCTCGCGCGAAACAGCGCCTGATTTAAGGCTGATTTTGCCCGCAGAAGCGATGCCAGAGAACGCGCCGAATCCGTTAGAACGCGTGTGTAAAACGATTCTAATCGCTGTTCAAGCGGGTTCAGTAAGGCGTCCACACGGTCAAAAAGTATCATGCGTTAAACACATCCGTTGGCGTTTCAGCACGCTGCTGCTGAAGCCATAAATTAGCCGTCTTTTCGTCAAGTCCATAGTTTCGCATCAGGAAAACTTGCTTTGGCATAAGCCCCATTGAAACGGCTTGCCGGTCTACTTGCATCTGCGCGTCTTTATCTACCAATATTGAGTCATCAAACTCAAATTCCAGGTTGTACGCGCCCTTTGTAGCAAGATTGTACGCCGTTGCGTAGAAATCCATCGTTTCCAACAATCGTTCTAACGCCGTGCGCAGGCTTCTCTGAATATCGCGAATGGTAGAATATGTGCGCTGTTTTGTACTTGCCACTTCGGTTGCCGTGCGCGCTACCAATTCAGGGTCACTCAACGTGCCATAAGCCAAACCGCACGCAAGTTCCACCCGTCTGAATATCGCCGATAAACCATTCAAATAATTCTGCTCCCTTAAACTCGGCGTCCACTCCTTGAACAAATCCCCTTCCCCCACGTTGCTGGTTGAGTTCAGCGCCCTATACAGCCGCTTATCGGGAAGAATGAGCGTGCCGTCATCTTTTCGCTGGAACGCCACCACATCCGCATAAAGCGCGCGCTTACCGGATTCAAACTCCCATAAGAAGCCCGAATGGAGACGGTCAGCCTGTTCGATCAATTCCACCGCCCGCGAGTAACAGCTCACGCCAAGCGGTGATCCAGTGTCCCGCACATCACCACCAGGCGCCTTAAAATAGGCAAACAGCAGCTTATCCGCGCCGATAATGGTAGCAATAGGCTCAAGCGCAGCCCAATCGTCAATAACGCTCAATTGCGTTTCACGCCCTAACTGACTCGGACTCTCAGATTCGAATGCCTTGTTAGTGACCGTGTAGACGCCTTGCTTATTGATGTCATGCGCTTCGAGTTTGGTAAAATATTTTTTGCCAACTTGCCGCTGCTCAACGAATACAGCGGACATCACCTCGCCGGCTGAATCGAATCGCACTGGGTAGAACGCGTTCGCCGGAATGACCGAGACGGTGATATTCTTGCCGTCTGGAACCGGCTTCCAGACCATGCCGCCTAACGCAAGCCCAACTTCCAGGTCGGTGCGAATGTCATCTACAAGAGGCTGAATTTGTGTTTGCAGCCACGAGGCGCGCGCTGATCCAGACAGTTTAAGAACCATCTCAGACGTTGCCGCCCGCGCAAGTTCGCTCGCGATTGTGACGGGGAGATTTAGCGAAAAAATGGAATCATTGTCCACCCAGGGGGCTTGATTGCGGTACATTGAAGCCCACAACGAGATTGTCTTCTGCTGCTCTTCGGTCGGAGCGATGTCAGAACCGATTGCCTTTTTTATTTCTTCACGTGTGAACATCCGTTTCACCAACTTTCTAAAGTCATCCCAAACATCAGCGATCCAAGTCATGCTGCCGCCTCGTCTGCGTAACGCCAAATAAACCCGCCGGCAGTATGATAGTGTTTTATTTTTCTCGCACAGCCGGAAATCTGATCGTAATGAATACCGGTTATTCTTGACGCTTCAGACGTACTTGCAAACTTTGCGATTAACAGCCCATCTTTTGTATATTGCTCTACAGGCTTTGGTGCTGACTTTTCCACGTAAGGCTTGTTTATGGCGTCTATTGTGTGCCCCCACATAAAATTTCCGCACCGAAGACCAGGATTGTTAGCCGCCTTTGATATGTTTCTTTTGTCAAGTCCAGTGGCAATAGCAGCCGCGCCCAATCCAACGTAAAGCCCAATTAAATTGCCTTGTAAGTCAAATTGATATATCGGCTTCATGTGTTCAAATTGTCGTTTGCCCTTATTGCGCTCAGATATTGCCTTACACTGTTCAGGTGTCAGTTTTTTACCGCGTTGCCCATCTGATATTCTTTGACAAACAATAGCGGGGCGTTTCTTGCCAAAATAAGGATGATTTACGCCTTGCTTTGCCACTGACATTTTAGCTTTAGACTCCTCTGTGTGATGGTAGCCAAAAGTTCCAACTACCCCAAGCGTCATGTTATATTCAGGCTTCAGCGTTTTTAAGAACCAGTCTTCAGCATTTTGCAATTGCTCAACCGAATCAGCTGTTTCAATTAGTACAAATTTGAAGGCATTTTTGCCATATTTTTGATAAGCGCGTTGCAAGTATTTATTGTGATGATACCCATGTTCTAACGCGGTTGCATGTTCAGCCCACCTACGCCCAATATCACAAGACGAACCGATATACCGGTTGCCATTAATCTCGTTGATAATCGCGTAAACTCCCATTACTTGATTCACGCTCTTACCCATCTTTCACGAATTATAAGCGATAAGCCGTACCTAATACCCGATATTGCATGATCATTTTTGTCAGGGAATACTGTAATGTAGCTACCGTCTTTATCTTGCGGGAATTGATAGTTGATTAACTCGTCGAGTGTGTTAGGCGCTCGGTTCGGATCGACCACAATCGCCTTTAATCCCTGCAAGAACCTAAAGCCGTGCAACACGCTATCCCTACCCTTTTCAGCCCCTCGTATCGTTAATCCGTCTTCAAGTATTTCACGAATAGATTTCGGCTCTGCACTGTCTGCAAGAATAAGGTCTTTAGGCGTAACGCCCTTTTGTTTGATCATCGTTGCCAATTCATGATTCGTCTTTTTCTTGATGTAGATTTCATCGAAGATATAAAGCGTCTCATGATTACGGTCAAAATGCATCCAGACTGCAGCCGCCGGATCAGGATAGAACCCAAAGTCAAGCCCTATTTGTACACGGTCGAACGCCTTGACTTCTTCATCGGTTATTGCCCTTGCAACGATATTGTCAAATACATTGCCGCCGTCCCCAACTACTTCCCCAAGATATTCATTACGCCATGCAATTTCGTTTATTGCCTGTAAGTGTTCTGCTTCAGAAAAGAACACATCGCCAAGCCACTGTTTTGGTAGGTCAAGATAGCTCGAATGGTGCTTGAATTGCGTCTCTTTAGGTTGCAGCCAATACTTGTTCATAAAGTTTTGACTGGAGCGCGGGGGGTTATACGAACGGAAAAAATATGCCTTATCAGCCCCTCTCGCAAGCGTTTGGTCAACCTTGCGCATATCTTCAGCGCTTACCTGGTCGCATTCCTCTATCCATGAGATAACCAGGTGTCCGAATGGAGGTCTAAGGCTTTTTAGTTTTTCAGGTGCATCTAACCCTTTGAAGAATATCTTTTGTCCAGTGGGGATATAAGTTATCTCCATCGGCGAAGTGGTCATGCGATATAGGTTAGGATCGCTGATTTCGCTGATAGCCCAAGCTATTTGGGCATATACACTATCACGCAGAGTGTTGCTATAACGCCGCATTACAATTGCGTGCCAGTCGGGGTTGTGTTCTATCAGGTAAACTATCATCATCGAAATGAATGAAGATTTGCCAGAACCGCGCCCGCCGGCAAACACATATTCGTTGTGCAAGTGATCAAGAATATCACGTAAGGCGTTGTCGTAAACAGCGGCAATCTGCTCTGCTCTGATAATCGCCTTTTGCTCGACCGTTTCAGTGCCAATAGCCAATCGCTCGTTATCTATGCGAGAGACCGCTTGCCCGACAAGGTAGTCCGCAAGGAACTTTCGCGCCACTGCATCACCAAATATCGCCTGTTTTTTAGCTTTATTCACAATGTCGACCCAGTCTTGTTCAGAAATAGCAGAAACCGTGAGATCATAATATTTAATCTCACGTTTCTTAGGCAATCTTCCGGTGCTCGCTTTGTTGCCTTTAACAAATCTGCCTTTTTCGTCTCTCTCGGTCAATTCCGATCCTGTGCCGTCTATACGGACTTTTTTACCTTTGCCGTAAATTCCAGCGGAATACCATCGCGCTTTGTCTCTGCCAGCATCGCCATTTGTGGAATTGCGCTCTCAGGTAAATCGAGTGTAATTCTAATGCCGCCGTCCGAAAGCGTTTGCGCCTTTGCCACAATCGCCTCGAAACGGATTACCGTCTCTGCCAGATTACCCTCGTCTTTTCGCACAATCTATGCCACGTCCACAGGCACTCACGCCCGCCGGAAATGTCAATCCGTCCCGCCCAGCCAGGATTCATCGTCCCTTGCCCTGAGATCGGATACATCCCCGCGCAATTCTGCCAACTCCTCACGCATGTCTGCAATAGTGC